TGTGGTTCTTCTCTACGGTTTTACCTGCAACTTTTGCGGCAGTCTCAACGAGTTGGTTAATGGTAACCATTTCTTCGGAACCAATATTCACAGGTCCGATGAAATTGGAGTCCATCAGTCGTCTAGACGCTTCAATACATTCGTCAATGTACAGGAAGGAACGAGTTTGTAGACCGTCTCCCCACACCTCAATGGATCCACCCTCGTCTGGGAGGAGAGCGACTTTACGGCAGATTGCAGCTGGTGCCTTCTCTCTTCCACCGTCCCATGTACCTTCGGGCCCAAAGATATTGTGATATCTGGCAACACGAACAGGAATACCATAATTCCTATGGTATGCAAAGTAAAGTCGTTCAGAGAATAGTTTTTCCCATCCGTATTCGGAATCGGGGTTAGCTGGGTATGCGGATTCTTCACGGCAGTCGGGGTTATCAGGATCCAGTTGATTGTGTTCTGGATACATGCAAGCAGATCCAGAATAGAAGATCTTGGTAACATTCTTACCCTTTTCTTCGTTCATCTTATGTTGCATCTCAAGAACATTGAGATTAATCGTTGCAGAATTATGCATGATATCTGCATCGTTCTCACCAGTGAAGACAAAACCTGCTCCACCCATATCAGCAGCGAACTGATAGATTTCATCAAAGCACTGGATATATCGATAAGGAACCGAGTGATAGAAATTACCACGGTCACCCTTATACTCTAGGACGCGACGAACAAAATTTACATCACGAAGATCTCCCTGAACAAATTCATCTGCTTCAGTAGTAGAAAACTCTGGACGCTTAAGATCTACACCACGAACCCAATATCCTTCAGACTTGAGTCGCTTCACCATGTGCGATCCAATAAAACCACCTGCACCCAACACGAGTGCTTTCTTTATGTACTGACTCATTAAAAATGATAAACGCTATAGTATGTATTATACAAAAAAAGCAGGGTTTATGCAACCCTGCTCAAGTACGGTCTTTCATGCACGCCACTTGCTCTTTGACCTGAAGCAAGAAACAGGGCGGGAGTATAAACCCCATCCGCACCACTTGCCTTTTAGAGGAATGGCAAGAAACCCTACAGTCCTGATACCCTTGATTTAACACCAGGAGTTTCTTTCAGTGCTGCGATCAGAGCATCAACTTTTGCTTCGAGTGATTCTACTCTTGCTTTTAATTCAGAGTTAGACTGATTTGGGGTTGGTGTTACATTTACACTTCCCGAGGTCGTTACTTTCTTTGATGTTGACATGATTAGTAATTTCTACTTCAATTTTATTTAGTTTTAAGGGGTCATATGACTCCACCAGTTCTGTTATAGTCCATCCGTGACTGAAGGGGGGGTTCCCGACCAGGGTTTTTAGAGACTCTCCATGTCTTCATCATCTTTTACATAACAAGGAACACGATCTGGATCTAACCATTTCGTATATTCAAAGTCTTCCATCGCAGTCAGAAGTTGCATCTGATTGTCAAGAAGGTACATATCTCGATATCGTTTTGTCCAACTATCTGCTTTTTGAATTCGATAGTCAGGGAACCCATTGTCTAGGGTTCCACACTCAACATAACGATACGGAAACCGCTCAAAAACAATTTTCATGCTACTTCAGTAGTCTCCAAGTCACCTGCAACATATTCCATGAGCATCTCATAATCATCAAAAGGATCACCAGAGAATACAACACCTTCGTTTTCGTAGTAGCGGCGAACCTTTTTGAAAAGTTTCGGATTCTTTACATCAAGGTAAAAATCACCATTTGCTGCACCGCGAAGGGTTTGAACGTCTTTCTTGAATTTTGCTGTGAGAGTCATTGTTTTGAATGTTGACCTTACTATTATAAGGGTTTGACAGGGGTTCTGTCAATGCTGGTTGTGGGGATCGAACCCACCTTAGGCGAATTATGAGTTCGCTGCTTTCAACCAGAGAGCTAAACCAGCAAGGTAGGAATGTCGGGAATTGAACCCGATTCACACCGTTATAAGCAGTGGGCCTTAACCATTAGGCGACATTCCCGCAGATGAACTACGATGCTTCGTTATTATTCTCCGTGTATATTCGGAGGAGTTCATCATCCGCAGGAACCATTACACATCTTTCTCCTGTTTCTGTATTCTCTATGCCTATATGTTCTCCGTTCTCAACTCTTTCCAAGAGAGCATCCCAGTTTTCTTGCCAGTATTCCACAGTGTAAAATTGCATTGGTTTTACAAAAGAGATTTTAAAAATTTCTTTCCATTATATATGACATCATAAACTCTCTTATCATAGAAGTCAAGATCTGATCCCATGTTCACTTTCAGTTTAAAATTAGAGTTACCAACCATCTTTTCAATTGACCAAACCTCATAAAAAATTTTGAATGCTTTCACTGTTTTATCGACATCATATGCATCTAGGAAATCACTTAACAGTTGTTTGTGATCCTTTTTACTTGGATGCTTTTTAGGGATGTAATAATAATCTTCAGAGAACCATTTCAAGTGTCTGAAAACTTCTTGCATTTCAAATTCATAGTCTGGATCTATTCCATACATTATACTGTGACATGCTCTTGTAAGAATTGATTCTATTGCCACCGCATTGTATTCGCATAGGTGATTAATCTCTTGCATGTAGTCCCATTCCATATCACCATTTAGAGCTGCCATAAAGTGAGCAATGTCATGACATGCTTTAGTTGGAGGTGCTTCATTGTTATTTCTCTTTTGAATTTCACCATCAACATACTTTATTTCTGTAGTGGTCTTTCCATTATCCCATGTCCAATTGATTTCTGATACTTGCTTCATATTCCGCAAGTATGCTCCAGTCGGATTGAACAAAGAATTTCTAATCTGATCTAACAAAGACTGATCGATATCAGCATCTACACTGTTCTTACTCATGTCTCTAACCATTGCACAAATCCAGTTCTTGCTCTTTCACCACTTGGGGTTACACTATGATATGTAGGATTTTCTTCTAAATTACATATGAAAACTCGATTATAAATTGGAACTATTTGATCAACCAATACAAAGTCAACATCGTTTCTTTCATCTGGCAATCCACCACCAGGAGTATCAGTGTTCAATCGAATATTGTGATTTAGAAAATCCATTTTCTCATCTGTGGTTGCTCTAACTTTCAACACATTGTCTGACTTGGATTCATCTACTCTCCATAGTTGTAGCAATCCCCCATCAGACATTTTCCAATTCCTATTGAAGTAGCATATGAACACAAGTTTCCTGGTAGTGCTATCAGTATGAATCCAAAACCCCTTTGCATGTGGTTTATGATAGCGAAGTTTCACAATAGAGTGAGTCTTGTCAGTTGATTCTACGCAAGCAAGTCTCCTCATATACTCTTCCCATTCTTTGGAGAACAAAAGTTTATGTCCATAATCAAATGGATTCATAAATTTGACTGCTCCATCATAAGGCAAAACTTGTCCGTCACGGGAATACATATCTTGCTTTTCACTAAAGTTAAGATTACCGTGCTTTTTAATCATGGTATCTAACTTATCAGTCTTAAAAAAGTTATCTAAAACCAGATACTTCATTTCTGGTTTTGCTTTCAAAGTTTCTTGTAAGGATACAATATAATCCTCATCCAAGTAAACCTTATTAATCCATTCCGATAGCATATACATTCTTTGATATTAAATCGGGGTGAGAAGATTCGAACTTCCGGCTTCCGCATCCCAAATGCGGCGCTCTATCCAAGCTGAGCTACACCCCGTTGAGTAGGTTCCTATCGCCGCCAGTCCTGAACCTACCAAAGGGGACTACCGCAGTTGATTTGTGTCTCAACAGAAATAATTATAACCTTACTTATGATGTTTGTCAAATGGTGCCCAGTGTTGCCAATTGTATTTGTGAACTGCCCAGATTCCTAGGATAGGTACAAAGACTAAAATATAACAAAAGAACCCCAAGACAAAGGAATTGTTTAGTGCTGTTGCTGCGAAGTGTCCCATAGTTGTCTGAAGTATCTATCTACCTGGTTTAAGCAATCTAATGGTGCTTGTTCTGCCGTGTGTGCCCAGTCATAACAGAAGTCGATCATATCAAATGTTAAACGATCAACTCCATATATTCTGGCAAATGAAGATGTTGCAAAATGAAATCTTACTCTAGTGTGCGGTGCCATTCCCCTTATAGTGTTCGGATTCATAATAGTGCCCCTTCTTTGAACCGAAGTAAAGTGTAGCGATTACAAAAGGTATTGCAACTATAATGAGTGCTTTTCCTAACAGGTGTTCCATTACTGATCAATTCCTAGTTCTTTTAAGTAGTCTATCCACCATTGTGGATCTTTGGTTCGTCTCCACTCTGGAACCTCAATTCCTCTCTCTGTATACCACTCAAACAGAGCATCATCGATAATCTGTTTTACTTCCATATTCCTCATCCTCTTCGTCAACGTCTGCATATGCATTGTCCACATAGGGTCCATGTGGTCGTTTGGCATCTTCTCTGACATAGGTTCTTTCAGCTTCGACAGTTGCAATCCATACCGAGAGTTTCATTACTATGTAGATGATACCCAGTGGTAGGAAGCAAGCAATTAGAATGAGTGATTTCATTTGTCTTTAAGCAAATTTTCTATTCTTCTACGCATGTCTTCAGACTTTTTTTGGTCTCTTTCACAATGCCTATATCCACGATGACCTCTCATAATCATTGTGCCATGATAAAACATTGTGGCAGCAAATACTAATAACAATACAATACCAATTAATTCAGGGTAATGTTTAACCATGGCATTACAGGAGGAATTACTCCAATAAGTCTTAAAAGTCCTTCAGCAAATAAAGCAAGAACCACCCAACCGACGCACATACTAATGATAGAAGCATTACGGTTGTGGCGTCGTATTGCTGCATCGATCATCTCCTGAACTTCTTCTTTAGTTACTTGAGTGGTCATTTTCTAACTCCATCAATCTTTTTTCCCATGTTACTCCACCATCCAATCCTTTGCATGGGTTTATACAGGTATCATCACCATGATTATTACAAACTAAACCAGCAAGATCAAGTTCATTTCCTTTCTTTGCTGTACCAGACCAATAGTGCTCTCCATCTAACCAAGTGGCACCACACTTGGGGCATTCCTTTCTCTCCACAGAGAGATCGGACAGCTCTTTATTGACCATTGTTGTACTCCTTAAGGAACTCCTTAAAATCGGTTGTATCCCTAATGAGTTGCCTCTTAAGTTTCCAACCCATCCACTTCAGTTGAACTCTTATACCAGCATAACGAATTTGTAAATCCATGTACTGAATTAGTCTCATGGTTTCATCATACCCAGCATATATTACTAATGCGACCATTGTCAGCATTAGAACATAATAGAGAGTCATTTTGGTATCTCCATATATTTGTATATAGATGATACACTATTTCTTAAGGATTGCGTATTATAACTTAATAAAAGCGGAAAGGGTCGGATTCGAACCCACGGATGCTTTCACATCGGCAGTTTTCAAGACTGCTGCCTTAAACCACTCGGCCACCTTTCCAGGGTGTTATCGGACATCAAAGTCCAGTTTACGAACTTTGCGTTGTCTTCTTGCTTCTTGGTAAGCAAGATCTGATGATGAAAGAACATTCTTCTGTTCTTTCTTTGTAGAGTTTACCATAATTACTCTACTTAAGTCAACTGCTGTAACACTATCTCCTCTTACGGTCATTTGATTGGAGCAACCGCAGACTTGTGTTTTAGTTGTTCCAGTTAACTCTCTGTTGCAATCTTTGCATCTTACTACTAACATCGTTCTTCATCCAATTCAAAGCAAGTGATTTATTTATCATGGGCGATGAGGGATTCGAACCCCCGACCCTCTCCGTGTAAAGGAGGTGCGCTACCACTGCGCTAATCGCCCGACTCCCCCGGCAAGATTCGAACTTGCGACCAATCGATTAACAGTCGATAGCTCTACCGCTGAGCTACAGAGGAATGTGTGGATGACAGGATTTGATACCTGCATACCCTTATAAAGGTGTGTTTCCTTACATCACATCCACAGATATGGAACTGATCAAGTTCCAAGAGCGGGCAACGAGGATCGAACTCGTGATTCAAACTTGGAAGGATTGCGTGTTACCGCTACACTATGCCCGCAAGGCGACTCAAGAGGGACTTGAACCCCCGACCAACTGCTTAGAAGGCAGATGCTCTATCCAACTGAGCTATTGAGTCATAAGAAAGAATTAACTTCTCTCAACCCCATCAATGTAATTATTGTACTCCTCTTCGGAGATTTCGTCAATACTTACAATTTCAAGGTCTTTTTTAGGATTCAACCATTCATGAAATTCATCAATGATTGCCAGTTGATCATAGATTTCTTCTACTTTCACTTTGGAATCAATTGCATCAATTGCCCACTGCCTAACATGAGCAACGATGTCTTCAGTCTCCATCATAGTAATCTTTTCGGAAGTACCTGTTGAGGATGTTGCTATTATAGAATGCTGGTATTCCTTTGTCAAGTGATTCTGTGAGGACTCCATTGACGAATAGTTGTCTCGTTTCTTCGAAGTTTGTTTTGCCAGCTGTTTTATGTAGAGATAGGATAGTTCGACTAAAATTTTCTCTGCCGTATTTGAGAATGTCTTCTTTAAGTTCTGGACAAGACCCATAATATTTTTTCCAATCAGATTCTTGTTTTACTTTGCGTTTCTTTCCTTTTGGTTTCCGAAACGACCAAAAATACTTTCTACCAATGTAACGTCGTGAGTTGGACTTATTGGTAATGAGATAAACAAAACCGAAGTAGTCCCCAATATCATCACTAACAAAAGGTTTGTCATCATATAACCAGGGATTCTCATAGTCAATATCTATACTCATCAATTATATCAAGGACTTCGTTCAAGTATTTATGAGCAAGTCCTTTGGGGTCAGAGTACCAATTGCCATCCGAATGTAGTTTATTTTTTAATTTCAGAACACGAACCTTAAGTTCTTCTTTATTGAGTTCATTCTTTGGCATTTTCCTCTAACCACAAATAAGAATAATCATCATCTCCGAATAAGAAATCATCTGCTGCAGCTGCCTCTCGGTATGCCTGCAGCATTTCTTCTTCTTCTTTCCATTCTATACAATCA